TTATATAATTTAAAATCCATAATAGGCATTTAAATATGCGTTGGTTGTATCTTCAGCTGTCCACTTTTGATTAACTATACTAACAGCATCGTAAAATTTCTTTAATATCTTACACACTTGTAACCAGCTATGATCTTGACGTTTTATTAATTGTTCATTTCTCATAGTCCCATACTTATTACATACAGTTTGTATACCTGTAACTACAGCTTGTGTTGTATTCTCTGGAAGGTTATACATACCAGGTAGGGTTACATTAGATGTACCAATAATTGGTAATCCACAACTCATCGCTTCTAATATAGATAGGTTAGGATGACCATACTCTAAGAATGATGGAGCTAAGAAAAGTGTATGCTCTTGATATAACTTAAGAGTTTCATCATCTGTAGGATTTGTTAACTTTAAAGTTAACTTTTTATACTCTAAAAGATCTTTATGTCCTTCAAAGAATGCATGGTTATTCTCAGGACCAGCAATGGTTATAGGAAGATTAAGTCTTTGAGCTGCCTCTATTCCCCATCTAAATCCTTTTCTATCAATTGTACAATCGCCTGCTAATCCATTGTTAGCTACCATCAATAAACTATGATCTGTAGTAGTTTCTATAGATGGTTTGAAGAAGTCTGTGTTAACACCATGTGGTAGGTAGAACAACTTATCTGTACCATCAAAGTAATCAATAATGTGTTTACTGTGACATATAGATATAACAGATCCTTTAATAGCTGCTAGGTTATCCTTATACACACCACTGTCCTTACCATACCATTCAGCATGATGATCATGTAGTGAGTAGATGTATGGTATATCTTTATTACACATGTCAATAGCTGTATTAGCCATATGTACATGAGCTAACATACCTGGTTCTTTAACTACATCATTCCAGTTTTTAATCTCTACATCTACATCTAATAGCTGTAAGTTGGTGGTGTATTCCCAAATGATACGTTCTACAGCACCCCAACCATTAGGTGGGATGGTGATAAGTCCTGTTGCTACTTGTACAATTTTCATTGATTTATATATTTAAATGTTCCAATATCATTTACTGTATTAAGTAATTCATCATTAAGAATAAAATCTTTTGATAAATATAAAGAGGTTTTACTTTCATCATTATATACATTTATATGTATTACAGAATTATCTATTTCAAAGTCATAAAACCAAAACTGTGAACGTATTAATATTTGAGTTGATGACAACTTACCATTCACATATACATCTATAAACTTGGTGTTATTTTCTAAAAGATAATTCATTATAACTAACACTGGTTTATTAGGGCTAACTTCATTATAAATCATTTCACAATTAAATAAACCTATTCTTATTAAGTTTATATCACTCTCTGTAAATATCTTAGAGCTATGATCAGGAACTATTAAAAACTTTCTTTCATCAGTGTTGAATACTTTGAAAAAAGATTGTTCCAATGTTACTTGCATAGGTACTTTTACCCACTCTTCTTCATTTATAGGAACTTTGAATGTCTTTTGAAAGTAATCTATATTACCTGCAAACAATAATGTCTCATATACATCTTCTCCAGATGGTGACTTAAAGTCTTTTGGTTTAAAAAACATCATTGATTTCTTTTGATTAACCATCTGATAAACATAAGATTCAAACAGCTCACAATCTTTACCTTTTATAATTACATCAGACTCTGTAAATATAAAATATTCATATCCAAAAGCTTTAGCTAATGCCACTGAAGATTTTATATTTCTACATATAGGAAGAGCATGTCCAGCGTATGCTATTTCAAAATAAATATTTGAGAATATGTTATAGAACAAAGGACAATTCTTTCTAGATAGGAATTTATTATTTTGATCATATATTACATACTTACATTTCTTAGTAGTTGTCTGTTCAATATGCATATGACTAACTAGCATAACATCATAGCCCATAGATACAAATGAATCTATAGAGTTGTTAAGAATTTCATAAGCTTCTTTACTACTAGGAAATGTATCTATGATAACTAATGGTTTCATTTCTTTATAAATTCCTTATGTTGTTTATCAATCAATGAATAACCATCAGCTTGTGTTGTAAGTCTGTTATGTACAATTCCCATATCATAAGAACTGCTATAAAATATTTGGTTAAAATACATATCAGCTGCGTCCCATTTACTTAAACGCACTTTTTCTTTTAAAAAGTTACTGACATAAGAAGGGAACATAATGCACTGCAGTCCTATCAGATGATCTGTAACATACATGTCTTCATCTACTTCTCTTACTACAGGACTCTGTGGCCATGCAAACTCCAATGTATCTTTATCTCCAAAAGACATAAAGCCTATGTTGGTTTTTTCCAACATTAACGCACATTTCTCCACTTTGTGTATGAAATTTCCAACATCTCCTTCTATTAAACAATCGCCTTCACATACAATAAGATAATCACAATCGTTGAATTCACTTAGGATGGCATCCCTAAACGCTTGATAACACCCATAGTGTGCTGGCGTAAGTGCTGTGCTTCTTTCTCTGACTGTAGCCTCATCGAATAACTCCATTGAGACTGCTTGTGGCCTGTTACAGTTATGCTTGGGTGGGAGGCTAGCATAAGGCTCGTTGACATGTAAGATGTACTCCCATCCATAATCTTTAACCCTTTGAAGGGAGGTTCTTGATAGTTGTTCTCGTTCATCATTTAATGTAGTTTGAATGTGTACTAATTTAATTGTAGGTCTGTTCTTATTTGCATTTGCCATTTGCTTTAAAATAATAGTTCCATCATGTTGATATCCATCTAGGATATATACTTCTTCTTTTATAGTTACCCATTGATCTACTATAAATAAACTCACTGTCTTAACATCATCAGGAATAGGTAACACTAGGGTCTGCTTCTCTGATAACGTTATAGATGTTGATGTCTTACTTTCATCAAATACGACATCTATAACCCTATGATCATTGTTGTATGAATGGAAATAGAATACATTCTGACCAGATATTTGTTCCTTTAGTATTCCATAATACTCACTGTTGGAAGATGTACCATGTCCACTATGCTCTAGAAAAGTTTCCATATTTGGATACTCTACCCACACCCCATGAGTCTTCTCCACCTTCTTCATCATGTAATCTTCTAGGAAGTTTTGAGCTCCTATAGATTCACATAACTTATTATACTCTTCTGGCGTACGTACATCATCTAATAACTTACCAACAAAGTCTGTATTAAAGAACATGCCATTAGTTTGTATACCCTTACCAAATGGTGTATTCAATGTAGCTAGTACAGCTTGCCATTCATTAGTTAATTTACTAAACCCATTATAAATAGAAAGGAAGTCCTTCTCATCTAACTCTATATCAAACGTTATATAGAACATCTTATTAAATCCAAATGACTTGGCTGCCTTACCTGCATTAATCAAGTTGGTTAGAACAGTAAGAGACTGGTTACTGTTTCCAGTTATCTTCATCTCCACCTTAGCTTGTTCATCTTCACGATAGAACCTATTGTAGTAGCTATGATGTGTTAAAGGATTGTGCTGATCATAGATGTAATAGTCTACCATCTCCTGTATCTTCTTAGGTACAGGGAAGTGACTCACTAACATGATTGGCCTGTTCAACTTCTTAGCGCTATTGATACAAGCTATAGTTAGTTTAATCCTAGCATCAGTATTTGGATAGGTGCCTATAACAATAAGCTGGTTGTTCTTCTCTTGTAGGTTTAATATTGTTCTCATATTTACACTATCAGTATAACTATCACCACTTAAATAAACTACATCTTTATAATCATTATATTTATTGCAATATACATCTAGATTAAACATCATCTTAGGGATGTGTGGATACTCTAGCGCTTCTTTAATAGCTATTGGATTGAGCTCTTTGTTACCTCTATCTCCTCTAGATGTAAACAAGAACATATCACAGTCTTTTATAAAACTACTAACCCTATCTGATTCTCCATGGACTATACAGTTCTCAGGAAGATCTTCCATTAATGGTTTCCAATAACTCTCAAAGTTACCAGCTTGGTTACCTAAGAAATGAAATCTTACATTGTAGTCTACAAGATGTCTAGCTATCTCTATAGCATAAGCTTGATTCTTACGTGGTGTCCACAGTCCTACTATACAAACGTCAAGGTATAGCTTTACTTTTGGTTCCCTATTATCAAGCTTTAGATTGACAGGATATTCAATAACTTCCATTGGTACATCCAAGTGAGCATACTTGAAGATGTTATAGGCACTAACAAATACAAAGCTGTCAGGCATCCACTTTTTCTGACTAGGAGGGAATGAACTATCATGTGTAGTTTCTACAATACGATATGTTCTATCCTCACTATATAATTCTCTAGTAAGGTCATTATCCATAAACATCTCAGGAAACTCTTCCATAGAGATGACATCTGGATTGAAGGTATCAATAAAATCTAAAAGCTCTCTCTTGTTTTCTCCTAGAGATCTAAAGTTATCACCAACTAAAGTTTGTACCTTCTTGCGCTGTACAACATAGTTCCATGCAAGAAATGCATATTCCACCACCATGATTTCATAGTGGTCTCGTAACAATTTCACCTTATTTAATGTTACCTGTGGTGCTCCTCCTGTACTAAAGTGTGGAGATATAATTAATAGCTTCTTCATAAACTTGATCTACTTCTGGATGACAATAAAACTTATCTTTATTTTCAAGGCAGCCTATTAAAGGTTGTACGCCTTGTACAGATCCCCACTCCTTAACTCCATACTTCATATCAGAACAACATTGTAGTGCGCAGCTACCAGCTACATACTTGTAGTTATGATACTGACCATGCACTGTTCTGTATGGAGCTCTGAAGTTAGGATTGAGTGACGAACCCAAGTGTATAATGGGAGTATTTGTAGTGCCAGCGAGATGTAATAATCCACTGTCCATAGTTATAAAACATGATGCATTATGTATAAGGTGATAACAATCTGATATACTAGTTTGATTCATTAGGTTCATACCATGAGGTATGTCAAAATTAAATACAGGTTTGTCAACATTAAAGAAACCAGTCTCTGAGCTGTCTTTGCCTATACTGATGACGTAAAATCCTGCATCATTAAGATGTTTAACAAGCTCCATCCATTTCTCAGCAGGCCATGTTCTATTAGGCCATGTACTTACAGGATGTATAAGTATATACTTATGGTGTATATCAAATCTATTTGGTTCTATAGGACTGTATTCACAATACAACTCATATCTATCTAACATGAACCCTAATTGTATAGCATGATACTGACGTATGTCGATAGTATTATGTTTCATTTCCACACCTCTTTCATTCTTCTTACCTACATTGGTGAAGGAGTTATGCATAATGAAATGTTCATTGAAATATTCCCAATCAATTGACGTGGACTTATAACTATTTTGTACGTATGGATTCTTTTTGAACAGCTCTGGCACAGGACTAACCACAGTTATATTCTGTTCATAGGCTCTAGATAGTTTTCTTATAGTGGGTGTAGCACATATAAGATCACCTAGAGCAGGACATTCGCTAAGATTAAGACAAACTTGTTTTGTAGTTGACATAATATCCATAGTTATCATCCTTATATAATACTCTCATAGCAGGATATCTTCTAGTAAAAAGTTCGTGTGTTAAATCTGGTTGATAATGTGTTTCGTGAACATTACCATACCACTCTCCTTGCTCATATAAATATGGTACAGCAATAAGACATTTCTTTCCTAAAGCATTTATTTTATCAACAAGAGCAATAGCTTTATCAACAGGGATGTGTTCTAATACATCTCCTAGTATAAGGTAGTTGTATACATGAAAATCAAATTGACAAATGTCACCAATAATAACTTTGTTGTAAATCTCTCGTAGATTGAAATTATCTACATAAGGCTCAAAGATTTCAAGCGCGTCGATACTATGTGTATCCTTCATCATACTCCCATATGTTCCAACTCCTGGTCCTACATCTAATATTATATGAGTGGATGGAATATAATCTACCAGATGTTTTTTTACTTCATCTTTAAATAGTGAATAACTATAAGGCATACTTTTGTTGGTTTGGTCAAAGTTAAATATATTTGTATAAAAAAACAAGATATGTATATAGAAGTTAGTACAGGAGAAGTGGCTGATAAGATTAGCATACTTCTAATAAAGAGTGAAAGAATAACAGATGTAAATAAGCTTGAGAATATTAACAAAGAGTTAAGTTCTCTAGTTGAAAACTTTCCTGCAGAAATACTTATTGATAAACTATATACACTGTTATGTGCAGTTAATCTTTCTTTATGGCAAATTGAAGATGCTATTAGAGAGAAAGAACGTTTAGGTGAGTTTGACAATGAATTTATAGAATTAGCAAGACAAGTTTATATTACTAATGACAATAGAGCAGCTCTAAAAATGAAAATAAATATTAAGTATAATTCAGACATCATAGAGGAAAAATCATATAGCTCATATTAATTAAAGTTTTACTTGCATAATTCATAGGAATTACAGATATTTGTTGTAAGACTTTATACTTCATCAATTTTTTTGTTAACTACATAGCATCTTAATCCTTTCAAGAGGATAGGGATGCTATTTTTTTTCTATGCACTATGGCTGAATCTACTTACCAATCTCAATTTAAAAGCTGGATATTTCCAGGACTTGTATCTATTCTAGGTATGATGATTTGGAATGATGTAACAGAGATAAAGAAAGACGTAAAAGCATTAATGCTTCAATCAAGTGTAGATAAGACACGTATAGATGCTTTAGAAAGACAAGTGTATAAAGCCAGTGTAACTTATAAGGTACCTTTTCCTATTGATTTTCCTGTTAAAGATTCAATAGATCGATCACTTGCAATAATGAACAAGGATGAAGATGATGAAATGGATAATAAAGATATTTAAGTATATAGAAAACATGTGGGTAGGTAGGGATGGTAAGCCTTCTATTCGTAGAGTGTTTGCTATTGCATTGATTATTGATTTCATTAACAATACTAATTACGCAATACATAAATGGGAAGTGGGTAAGTCATATGCAGATGTGGCTATGCTATTAGGAATAGAAGCAGGACTTGTTGCTGCGTTATTAACACTCACTACATATTCAACAACAGTCAAACTACCACCAACTACAGAATGAAAAATAATATTCTAATTATTTTTGCGTTGATTATCGTCGCATCTTGTAAACCAGCCAAGGTGGTGACTATATCTGAAAAGATACGTATTGATACGATTATTAATGAAAAAATAATTGTTAAATACAACGCTGTCCATGACACCTTGACAATTGATAACCCTTGCGATTCTGCTGGCATCCTGACAAGTTTCTACTCTAAAATAACACTACCACAAGGTAAGATAATCATTAGATCATATAAAGGTAAGATACAAGCTACAGTAAACATCGACTCTATAAGGAGTGTTTACGAGAAAAAGTATCGTTCTAAGGAAACTTCTGACGTCACATTATTTGAAAAGATTGAAATAAAGACAGTGTATCCTACATGGTTAATCGTTGCATTTATTTCTGAGAGTTTACTTATACTTGTATACTTATACTTTAAATTTATCTTTATAAAATGATGAAAAAACTTATAGATTTTATTATAGGATTATTTTGCAAGAAGTGTGTTATAAAAGCTGAGGCTGCTATAGTTAAACCTTCTAGACGTAAAAAAGAAGATATCGATAAGAAGAAGAATCTTGATAAACTTGCTGCAGCAATTAAAAAGAAAAAAAGTAATGGTAACTAGTGCACAAGCATTAAAGAAATATGGACAACCTGATCTCCTTGCTACACAAAGTAAGAATATGGTTATGTGGGATATTCCCACAGAGCTAGAGATAGGCGTAATCCCTAAAAGATTATATTGCAATAAAGATATTGTTGGACCCTTAACACAAGCGTTCAAGAGTCTTGTAGATACAGAACATGTAAAAGAACTCAAGACATGGGATGGATGTTTTAACATTCGTAAGAAGCGTGGTTTAGCATCTATGTCATTACACTCTTGGGGCATTGCTATTGATGTCAATGCTTTTGAGAATGGACTAAATAAAATCCCTAAACTATCAGCAGGATTTGTTAAATGCTTTAAAGATGCAGGCTTTGACTGGGGTGGAGAATGGAAACGTCTTGATGGTATGCACTTTCAATTAAAAAATATATAATAATGGCAAAGGCAAAAGGTTCTACAGAATCAAAGAAAGTTGTATTTGGTGTAAGACGTAAAGGTAAACATCAGAAAAACTTTGGCCCTAAGGCTGCTCCTAGTAAGAAGAAGTATAGAGGACAAGGACGATGAAAACACTCAATAAACTTATAATAGTCATTGCATCAATAGGTATGGTTTGTGCATATAGCATTATTATAACTAACTTAGTTAGAGTTGCTAATGAAACTCATTAATCTAATTTTCAATAATTTTAACAAAGTTTGTTAAAACAATAATATATTTGTTATAAAATAATAATAAAATGGCTATACCATCAAGACCCATAGGGCAAGATCCTCAATCCCAATTGCTTTGGAACATCTCTAAGCAAATGGAACAGTTGATTGGACAGGTTGGAGCTGTAGTTAGAAATACTGCAGGACTTACTACTACTACAACCACAACTACTACAGTAGCACCAACAACAACCACAACTACTACAGTATAATATAAATTAAACCAACAACTACATGAAGGAATTAAAGTTTATCTGCGCCCAGCCTGATGATTCGTATTATACATGGCAGGTTCATCTATGGTTAGAAAGCTTAAGAAACATTGGACATTCAGATAAGGCTATTGTCCTCATCTTTATCCCATCATTCAGAGAGAAGAATGAGAAGTGGCAACAGGTCGTAGACCTCTATCCAGAAGCAGAGTTTGCTTTCTACAAGGATCAAGATGGTGTAAGTGAGAAGTTAGGAATCTATATTCCTGTATTACGACCTTACTCATTGATGCGTTATTGGCAAGATCATCCAGACATGAAAGACAAAGCAGTATTCTACTGCGACTCTGATGTCTTGTTTACAGATAAATTTAATGTTGATGCATATATTGATGATGATGTAAACTATCTATCAGATACCAATAGCTACATTAACGCTTCATATTTTGATAGTAAAATACATCAAGTGCTTCCAGAAAGATTGGAAGCATATAAAGAGCTAGATGTTCTTGAAGATATTGCCACACAGTGTAATATATCAAGAGCAATAGCAGAAGAAAACAATGACCACTCAGGAGGTGCCCAATATTTGTTAAAGAATATTGATGTTATATTCTGGGAGAAAGTGTTACGAGATTGCATTACAATACGTAGTTATTTATTAAATATAAACAGACTATATTTCAAGGATGAATCTTCAGGCTTTCAAAGTTGGTGTGCTGACATGTGGGCTGTTCTCTGGGCTATTTGGTATAGAGGTGGTGTCACTAAGAATTTACCTGAACTAGAATTCTCTTGGTCATCAGATCCTATTGAGAAGGTACATAGGTTAGGCATATTACATAACGCTGGTATTGTCAATAAAGATATGGGTGACTACCCAGCGTTTTACAAAGGTGAGTATCATATGGGTAAAGATCCATTTCAAGATCCTCATTTAGAATTAGTATTCAATGATCCAAGAGCTCAAAAGAAAGGTACACACTACTATGTTGAGCAAATGATGAAATTAAAATATAAATACAAATTAAATTATTAATAAAATGGCAATTCAGAGAAATTTAAAAGCATTTGTTCGCTACGATGGTAGTGGAAGGGTTGTCGCAGGCAGCCTTATTCTGAGAAAGAACAAGCCAAAGGTAGGTAGATGGTTAGAGATTCCAGCATATGAGTGCTGTAATTACGTTCCTACAACTACGACTACTACTACAGCTAGTCCAACGACAACGACTACTTCTACTAGCACGTCTACTTCTACGACTACTACAACCACAACAGCTAGTCCAACAACTACTACCACAACTACAGCAGTAGAACCTACTACTACCACTACAACTACAACAGCTGAGCCTACTACCACTACAACTACCACTATACCAACACCAGGTGATTGTTTCTGTTATACAATATCTAATGAAACAGCAGGAACACTTTTATATTCATATACAGATTGTGGTAGTGAATTTGTAAGAGCACCTATTAATGCAGATACAATTTCAATTGTATGTTCTTCTACAGCTGTAACAGGAGATGATGGACTTATAATCACTGGTGGAACTGTTTCTTGTAGCAATTCAGAAGGTTGTTCAGTAGAACCTACTCCTACAACAACTACGACGACAACAACAGAGGCTCCTACAACAACTACTACTACAACAAGTGGTGTATCTTCACAAAGTGCAATTGGTGCGTTTGATGCAAATGATGCATGTTCTGGATCAGGAGGATCAGCAACAGCTATAACTTTATATTATACTGGAAGTCTAGGAAATGGAACAGCACTATATTCAGATGCAGCTTTAACTATAGGATATGATAATCAGGTATATGGTGATTATGTTAGACTATATTTCCAAGGTGAGGATCAAGTTTGCACTATGAGTGGAAATATTATCCAAAGCTATGTAGCTTGTTCTACTACTACAACAACGACAACTACTACTGTAGCACCTACTACAACTACAACGTCTACGTCTACTAGTACGACTACAACTACTACAACAGTAGCCCCTGGATATTACACTTGGAATCTTTATACTAATCAATCTAATTTAACTACAACTAATATTTGTAATAATACAGCACCTTTAGTTACTCTATACACAAGTGTTGCTTCATTAGGCGTAGGTGTAATATTGTATACTGATACAGCATTAACTACACAATATATAATAAACAATACACCTAGTGGTGGATGTGTTGGACTTGGAACACCAGGAAGCACAGTATGGGCAAGAGGTAGTTTCCCAGGAACTGGTGAAATTCAAGGAACTGCAGGCACTTGTTAAAACACTAAAAAATAAATAGAGCACATCATAAAGGGTGTGCTCTATATAAAATATAAAAACATGGCAAATAGCAATAATCAATTAAAAGCATACGTTCGTTTCGATGGAACAGGACGTATTGTACCAAGCAGCTTAATCTTACAAAGATTTAAGCCTAAGGTTGGTAACTGGCAAGAAATTCCAGCAACAGAATGTTGTACACCTACTCTTCCTTCAAACTGTATTGAGTTTGTTGTAAACACAACAGAAACAACAGAATTTATATTCAGCTTTAACACTACAGGACCTATCAACTTCACTATTGATTGGGGTGATGGTACAACACATCCTGATTCAGGAGGTGGTGGATTCTACGAAGAGTCACATACATATCCTCAACAGGGTACACAATACACAGCTAGGATTTGTTTTGACACTCCTGAGGACGTTCTAGAGTTAAGCTTTTATGGTAACGACTAAATACAACTAAAAATGGCAGCAGTAATAACATCAATAACAGGTTTACAAAACCTACCCAATCTGCGAGACTTTAATGCAGATTGGAATTCACTAACTACAGTAAATCTATCTGGACTTGCAAATCTATTATATGTAGATATAAGTGATAATTATGTACTTGATGCTAGTGGTGATTCATCTTTAACTAGTGTTAATCTATCTGGTTGTACAGCTTTAGAAGAACTTCGTTTGGACGATAGTGATTTCTCAGCTGGCATTCCTAGCCTTGCAGGACTTACTAGTTTGACTAACCTTGATCTGGATCAATGTCTTATAACAGGAGCTTTAGATCTTTCTATGCTTTCTGCACTAGAAAGCTTTGATCTTAGTAATAACACTGGTTTAACATCAGTGACATTACCTGCATCAAACATTAACGATGCTAATCTTTATGGCACTGCTCTTTTACCTGCAGTTGTAAATACTATATTACAACAATTAGATGCTAATGGTGTAATAAATGGATATGTAAGCATGGAAGATGGTACAAGTGCTGCTGCAACAGGTGCTGGTATTACAGCTATATACAGTTTAGAAGCTAAAGGATGGCAAGTTTATACAAATGCCCCTACAACTACTACAACAACTACAACTGTAGCACCAAATACATTTAATGTAACTAATAATGGTACAGGAAATTATGTAATAGATGGAGTAGCAAATCCTACATTGAGTTTAGTAGAAGGAGAAGTATATACATTTGTTATAGCTGCAGTTGGACATCCATTCTGGATTAAAACAGTAAGTTCAACAGGTACAGCAAATCAATATAATACTGGGGTAACTAATAATGGAACAGATAGTGGAACAATAACATTTGTAGTTCCAGTTGGTGCACCTGCTACGCTATATTATAATTGCCAATACCATTCTGCAATGGCTGGTACAATTCTTATAACACCATAATGGCTAAATCATTATTTCCAGAAGAAATGTTAAGTAATGCAACTGGTAGCGAGCTCTCATTAGAGAGTATCGCTGCTAAGCTTACTTACTTTCATGAGCAATTACATCTGACTCACTGGCAAACAAAAAG